AGCGGGTCACGTTTGGCGGACCGATGACAGTTGGGCGGTAGATTTACAAGAGGAACTCGCGTCTTTTCCTTATGGAGAGCACGATGACTTAGTTGACGCGACTACATTAGCTCTGATAAGATATCGAGAAGGAAACTTCGTCAAATTATACGATGATGATGAGGATATTGATGAACCAGTGAGACATGACAAATATGAGTACTACTAAAAAATTAATTAATCCTGAAGACAGGAGACTAAAACAAAAATTAACCCCCAAGCAAATGCTGTTTGTGACAAACTATGTTCAGGGAACGCTGACAGGTAAAATATCTGCGGCGGAGGCTGCACGCCAAGCGGGATACTCGAAGGATAGGGCAAGACAAACTGCCCACGAATTACTTAATCCTCAAATAAGCCCCTTTGTTGTGGAGGCAGTTAACGAATTAAAACAAGATTTGTATGAGACGGCTGGCGTTTCGATGGCATCGCACCTCTCATCGCTGAAAGATATCCGCGAAGCGGCACTCGAGGGTAAGCACTACTCTGCCGCCGTTAATGCAGAGGTGAACCGCGGTCGGGTGGCAGGCTTCTACGATAATAAAGCGCAAGCGGAGAACTCACTCGATAGTATGAGCAAAGAAGAATTAATTAAAGTTTTACAAAACTATGATAAGCTAGGCATTCAACAGGATCGCGGTCTAATCGTTCAGGATGATATGAAGAGCGAACCGCGGACAGTGGAAGGTGACTAGATGGAAAACATACAAAACGCTGAGTGGGTAAAAAGGGCGCTAGACCCTTCGACACCAATGTTGGATAATCAAACCGTTCGAACAGAGTATAGTGAGGTCGATGGAAAAATAGTTCTCTATCCGACAATTCGAATGATTGATGGTAAGTTAGTTAATCTTCGCGAAGAGGGGATTGATCCCGTAAGTTATACTATTCAAATGGGAGATTTTTTATCTTTCGATACTGCCGAAGAGGCAGACCAGTTTTCAAAAATGTTTAGTGATATGGTAGGTAGATCGCGATCAGCGGATAAACCTACTCAAGGTAGCTCAAGGGACTTGTTTTAATGGCTTCTAAGTTTATAATAGATGATGCATTAATTTCAGATATGCTAAATTTTTCGGCGGAAGCAGCGCCGACATATCGACAAGTGGATGACGTACCGATGAGAGGACTAGAGTCTCTCTTCATTCCCGAAGCGCCAGGTGTACCTGAGGGAGAGGCAGTGTATCCGCAGACAGCGGTCAGCGAGCAGTCGTTCTTAGACAAGCTTCCCTTTTTTACGGACACATCTAAAATAGATTTATCGAAAGAGGCAGGTGATAGAGGTCGATTTGATATCACCGAAAAAAATATTAAAGAGTTGGGTAATGCATTCAAAGGAATTATGGATGTACACAGCGAAGGATTAAAACAACTCGATGAGGATTTTGCCGATGACCCCATTGCAAAGAACGCTCTGAAAGCCTTAGGCTATCTATCGACAGGAACGAATTTAGCAATCACCGCAGGCTTCTCTCCTTTTACAGTGGGAACAGCATACATTGGCGATCTCATTGCCAATGTCACAGGAGATGAAACCACAGGAAGACAATTGTTTCGTGACTTGAATACTTTTCTGATAGGCAAAGGGGGAGAGGCTCCCGTCACCATTAAAATACCCTCAAAGAAGGGTGTGGTAAATGCTACCGTCAATAAGGATGGATCGATTAACGTTGGCGATAAAACATATGGCGGCGACTTAAATTTAAATAGAGCGCAGTTCATGGAACTCGTTCGAAGAGAAACATTTGGCTCTGCTCGAGAAACAGGCAATCTTAATTTGATGCCACTGCGAGAGGATGGACTTCCCTCACCAACTGTAAGTAAAACAGAGATACCAAAAGTAGAGGTTAAAGATATTCCAGATAATACTCCAATCAATGTTAAACCTGTTCCAAAAAAGGTAGCCATTGACAAAGGAATGAGTGAGAATGAGGGAGTCTACATGGCTAATGTAGATGGTAAGAATGTTGATCTCAAAGATAAAACATTCAACACTGCCAATATTTCTGTGACCCCTGAGGGTGTTCCAAAGTTTGATGTTCAAAATGTTATTAATAGAGATATTGAAAAACCAAAGGGAGTTCAGTCTAAAAAAGTAAAAGTAAATTTATTTAAGAAATCAGCAGGGTGGAAATGGTTAGATAAACCTGAGAACGGTAACGATAATTTTTTAGTTTCTATTGAAAGAGGGGAGAAGTCTCCTGAAGGAAAATCAATTACTAAGCATTATTATACCTTGAATACTGACATGACCGCTGATACTCAGCTAAAGTATTATCCTAATCAAAAAAGTGAGCCTCGACTAAGACCGACTGCCTATGATGATTTAATTTTTGGTAACAAAGTGGGAGAGATTGATGTTCGAGGAAAGAAACACCCTGTCTATGACACAATTGAAGTAGCACCTCCAAAGCAGGCGGTGGGAGCAGACGTTACTCCTACTGTCGAACCTAAGTATCATCCTCTTGATGTAGAGTTTGCTAGACAAGTGAGAGAGGTGTTGACTCCTGATTTATTAAAACCTCAGTATTTGAAAAAAATAAAAAAGGATGACGACATTAGCTGTGGACACTGTTATCACGCCGTTGAAGCTATTTATCACAAGTTTGGAAAGTTTAATGGATTTACTCCAAAGTATTTAACCTCTAAAGATTTTCCTGACGGATTACCTAAGGGAGATACACACTGGTTTATTCAAAATAACAAAACAGGAGAAGTTATTGATCCTACCTCTCAACAATTTGGTAAGACTCCTATTCCCTATGAGAAAGGAACAGGAGCAGGTTTTTTAACAAAAGAACCATCGAAACCAGCTAAAACAATTCTAGAAAGATTAGGAACAGAAAAAGTAATTAAAACTCCCAGTGGAGTTGTTCTTGACTTTGCAAATCAAAAAGGAGTTGAAAAAGAAGGCGCGGATCTTAGTGAATACATAAATCAACTTAATGAGGACCAGCGCCTTTATGATTCGAATTATAATGCTTCTGTAAAAAAAAATTTAGGAGAATTAAAAAACACTACAGGTGATGATCCTCGTTTCTCAGTTGGCTTTACGACAAAAGATGGTAATCAAGGTTTTATCAATGGGTATGGAACCACGAAGAATGTAGGCTTCATTGATTACATCGCTAATCTAGGTCCTAAAGATAGAGTTAGAGGAGAGCCTATATCTGATTTAAAACCTTCAGAATTAAAAGATATAATTAATGAACTGAAAAAGCATTACGGTTTTAGACAGTTTGCTGGTGAAAGAATTACAGGAGTAAGAAAACAAAACGTAATAGATAAAGATGACTCTTTCGATAAAAGCGAAGATTTATTTGCAATAACACCTAAACCAAAGTCTGGTGTTGATTTTATGAAGAACGCTAATTTGGCTGGTTTTGGAAAAACTGGAAAAATAAAGTTAAGAGATATTTTTGATTTTTTTGATGACGCTCCAACAAGAGATTTAAATGATCCAGCTCAATTCAATCAAATGGTTAATGAGGCATATGATGAGATTATTTATCAGCTTCAGCAAGAGGTGACAGGTCAGGGCTGGTATAGAGGTGATGTAAATAAGGCAATGAAGATTATGGAAAATATAAATCCACAATTAAAAGCTGATCCGATACTAAAAGATTTTTTACTTTTCTTAACTGGTATATCCTCCGCATTAACACCTGTTGGTAATGATTTTAAAATAGCAATTCAAATGATTAATGCTTTTACTGACACTAGTGGTGGAAAAAATAGAAGAGAAATTCCTTTAAGAAATCCTAATGAAAATTATAGTGCTAAGGACGGGGCTGTTAAAAAGAATTTAGCTAAAATAGGAGAACCTAAAAAATGGAATAAAAATGCTCAAAATTTAGAAAAACAGATAACCTTTGTACAAAACTTTATTGATGAACAGGGATTAGATGCTTTTATGAAATTTTTGTTTAAAAAAACGACAAGAAGAGATCTTGCTCCAATAAGAAAAAAATATGCAAATATGGGTCCTCTATCGGGAAAGCTAGATGAAGAGATATTTGGTTTTGAAAACTTTGGACCGAAGGTTGGTCCTTTTTTAGCCAATATAAGCGGAGTAACAAATCTCAATGTTATTGATATATGGAATACAAGAAGTATGAATAGATTAACTGGAAATATGTTTATTAGGGATAAAAAGGGTAAAATAGTGTCTTATGCTGATGCACCTAGAAATGAGTCAGAAAGAAAACTGTGGAATAGGTTTATGGAAGCAGTGGCTGACAAACTTGGTTATACAGTTGATGACACACAGGCAATTAGATGGTATTTTGAACAAGGATTATACACAAAGTTAGGAGTAAAAAGTGAACCAAAAAGCTATGCCAATGTCGCAGAAGACTTCCTCAAAGCGGCAGAAGAAACAACCAATGACACCGATGGAAGCCTTCGCCAAAGCGATGGAAATAAAAATAGAACTGATGTCGAAAAAAAGAAACAAGGCGGCAGTATAAGTATTCCTCAAAGACGATCACTTGTAAATGATGGGTTAGCTGATATAAATACTGTTATTGGAAAAATAAATTATGGCAACTAACACCGACAAAGGTCTATATCAAACAGGAGAGAAACCTGAATTAGAGATTATCAAATCGGAAACTGAAGTAGAGATTGACGGTCAACCAATCCCGACTCCCGAAGGACTAGAGATTGAAATGGATGAAGAGGGAGGAGCAACTCTCGACTTCGATCCGCTGTCCAAGCTTCCCGATGAAGTAGAGTTCTATTCCAACTTAGCAGAAGTTTTAGATGATCAACTCTTAGGAAGAATATCCTCCGAACTTTTAGATGACTTAGAGAGTGACCGCGCCTCCCGTAAAGATTGGGAAGACTCTTACATTAAGGGTTTAGATTTATTAGGAATTAAATATGAAAGACGCACTCGACCCTTCACAGGTGCGAGTGGTGTTACCCATCCGCTATTAGCGGAGAGTGCCACTCAGTTTCAGGCATCGGCCTACAAGGAGTTACTACCTTCAGGAGGTCCTGTTCGAACTGTGATGATGGGAGAAGAAAGTCCTGATAAGTATGCGAGAGCACAGCGTGTTCAAGAGTACATGAATTATCAGCTCATGAACAGAATGGAAGACTTTACCCCTGAGTATGATCAAATGTTATTTTATCTCCCTCTAGCTGGCAGCACATTTAAAAAAGTTTATTATGATGAGTTAATGGATAGAGCTGTATCAAAGTTTGTTCCAGCCGAAGACTTAGTCGTCAACTACATGACATCTGATTTAGATAGTTGTGACCGCATCTGTCAAATTGTTAATATGAGTTATAATGATTTTAGGAAAAAGCAAGTTTCAGGATTTTATAAAGATATTGATCTTGATCCCGATCAAGTAAATCCAAGTGAAGTTAAGAAAAAATATGATGAGATAGAAGGTTTAAAGCAAAACGAAAGAGACAAGTATGTTCGATTATATGAGTTTCATGTTTCCTTAGACATCGAGGGTTTTGAAGATAAAGATGAGATGGGTGAAACCACAGGAATTAAAATACCTTACATTGTAACAATTGAGGATGGATCCAGTGAGATTGTGGGTATTAGAAGAAACTACGATAAAGACGATCCGAAGAAAATGAAGAAGCAGTACTTTGTTCATTATAAATTTTTACCAGGATTAGGTTTTTATGGTTTTGGTTTACTGCATGTTATTGGTTCTCTATCCAGAGCAGCAACATCAATTCTTCGTCAGTTAATTGATGCGGGATCATTATCTAATTTACCCGCTGGTTTTAAATCAAGAGGAATAAAAATTAGAGATGATGCAGAGCCTATTCAACCAGGTGAGTTTAGAGATATTGATGCACCCAACGGTGATCTTCGAAACGCTTTAATGCCTCTACCTTACAAAGAACCCTCTCAAACTTTGTATAGTCTATTAGGTTTTGTAGTGCAGTCAGGACAAAGATTTGCAGCTATCACTGATTTACAGGTAGGCGATGCAAATCAAAATGCTCCTGTCGGTACGACAATGGCTTTACTGGAGAGAGGATCTAAAGTTATGTCCGCGATCCATAAGAGATGTTACTATTCTCAAAAAAAAGAATTCAGACTACTTTTTAAGGTCTTTGGAGATTACCTTCCTGAAACGTATCCTTACGCAGTAGAGGGTGCAGATCGCACTATTAAAGCGGAAGACTTTAGTGAGCAAGTAGATGTACTACCAGTCTCTGATCCTAATATTTTTTCTATGACTCAGAGAGTGACCTTAGCTCAAACTGAATTACAGTTAGCTCAAAGTGCTCCTGACTTACACAACATGAAAGAGGCATACAGAAGAATGTATGAGGCTTTGGGTGTTAAAGATGTAGATCAAA